GGATGTAGTGCAAATCAGATCAGCCATGCGCCAGCGCGAAAACTTGCGAAAACACATCAAAGAGCACCTGAGCAATGAGGCATTGGCGGTTAAGCACGGCGTCCATGTTCGCACGATAGAAAAGATCAGCACTTACGAATCGTGGGGGCACATCGTATGAATCAAACTAGATTAGGTAGTTTGATCGAAGCCATGCTCAATGTGGGCATTGGCTTTGTCATCAACATGGCCGCTAACTTTGTAATTCTCCCGCTTGTCGGGTTCAACATCACGCTAGGGCAAAACCTTTTTATCGGCGTTCTTTACACGCTGGTAAGCGTTGCCAGAAGCTACGTCATTCGGCGTTGGTTCAATGCACGCCTTCAATCAGCAGCGCACCGCATGGCAAGGGGTGTCGCATGACCCAAACAGAAACCCAAGCAGAGCGTGATGCAGTGGACGCGTACCAAGGGTGGGAGGTCATGAACCCCTACGACCCATTCACCCAAGAGGCGCAATACAACGAATGGTGCATTGCTTTCAACCGCAAGAAGCTGGAGTTGGAGGGCATGGAGAAATGATCAAAAAGACCTTTGTTCTTGTGCATGAGATGGCCCGCAAGCGTGCTATTGCCGAGGTTCAAACCGCCCCTGACGGTTTCGTAACCATCGTTTGCGAACCAAACAGGACACTCGATCAGAACGCCGCGCAATGGCCTTACCTGCAAGGCTTCGCTGAGCAAAAGCAACTCTGTATCAATGGTGTGATGCAGTGGGCTACGGCAGACGATTGGAAGGATGTGCTCACAGGATGCTTTGACGGCGAGATGCGTATGGCCGCATTTGACGGCAAGGTAATCATGCTGCCCCAGCGCACATCCAAGATGGGCAAGAAGACATTCAGCAACTGGATGGAGTTTCTTGTCGCAATGGCCGCGCAATCCGGTGTGGAGCCTGTTTACAAGACGGCCAGGCCAGTTCCAAAGGAGTATTTGGAGATGGCGGCATGAAATGCGCCCGCTGCAATCGCCCCCTACGCGCCGCAACGATACAGATCAGCGGATGCAACTACGGGCCCAGGTGTGCTGACCGCATGGGGCTATCCACTACCAAGACCCGCCGCCAGGCCAAAGCGCCACGCGCCACGACCAAGAACGCTGATCAATTGGATTTACCGCTGGAGGTGGCCGCGTGATGCGATTCCCCAAGCACCAGTACATCCGAAGCCCGGCGCTGATGAAGGCTTACCGCCAGATTCCGTGCCAGCACTGCGGTGCAGAGGACGGGACCGTGTGCGGTGCCCATAGCAACCGTGGTGCTGATGGCAAGGGCCGAAGCATCAAGGCAGACGACAGTTCCTGCGCCTCGCTTTGCTATCGCTGCCATGCCGAACTCGATCAAGGTTCATTCCTGACCCGTGCCGAGCGCGAAGCCATGCACGAAGCAGCACGAATCAAAACCCAACGTGAACTGATCAGCCGCGATATGTGGCCTGCATCGGTTCCCACACCAGAAGAAGTAACAGCATGAGCAAGAAAAGCAGGGCAGGCCTTATCCGAGCGCTGTTGCTTGATAACCCAGATGGCATGACCGTTCGCGGCATTGGCGAGCATTTGGGCGTTTCAGATCAGAACATGGACAACTTGAATTACACATTGAAAAAGATGCCAGACGCCTATGTAGACAGGTGGAATACGGTCGGTAGAAGAGAGCGGATTTGGTGTGTTGTGCCAGTTCCCGAGGACTGCCCACCGCCCGTAACTTACCGTGAAAAGTATCGCGGCAAAGCGTTGATCAACCCTGGTATTGACCAGATGACAAAACAGTCAATTGCCGACATGTGCGCAACCAAAAAACTCAGCCAAGGCGAGGTAGCCAGGCGAGTTGGTGTGTGTGTTCAATCTGTTCGACGCTACTCAATGGAGGCAGTATGAGAAAAGCTACACGAAGAACGGTATGGCTGTCAGTTATTACCCCGATGGAGCATGCCAAATGGCAGGCATCAAAGCTGTCGCCCGCCGAATGGAATGAGCAAGTCATTCCTGTTCAGGTGGCGCTTGACCAACTGCTGATTGGAAACTGGAACAAGTTGGAGGTGTGGAACCCCATATTTCACGCATTGAACCGCATCGAATCCATGCTGAAGCTGTTTCACCGCCCCGACTATGGGTTTGTTGAACAAATGCAAGGGGTCATTTCTGCTGCGCTTGATCGTGAGGAAAAAACAGGCGCTAAGGCATTCAAGCACGACGAGATAGCCAAACTTCGGGAACTGGTTGAAACCTATGGAAACCTGCTGAAAGAAGTCTCACACCGGCAATTCAAGCTGACTTGCGCCCACACGGATGCCAATGTCGCCCGAATTTTGAAGGCCAAAAAAGGAATTCAAAACAAGGCGCATTGCTTGATGGAGATTGCATGACATTCAAAGCCCTATACGGATGCCACTGCACCCCAGCCACCGCGCCCAAGCTGCCCCTACCAAGACAGCCATACATGCCAGTTCGGATCATTGCCGACTGCGTTTACACCATGACCGAGACAGGCCGGGAAGACCCGAAATGCGACGGATGCAACCGTAAATCAAACCCGAAGGAGTCCTATGCAGATTGAAGAACGCCGCACCCTTGAAGAAGCCTATGTTGACGCCTGCACTGCAACAAACCTCCGATCTGAGGCAGACAAGCGAGGTGACGCTGATCTATTGATTGCTGCCGGATGGAACCCGGTACGTGTCGGATCAGCATTGATGCGACTGGCCAGCGAGTGGGACGGGGCAGAGAAGCCCCGCCGCATGCACCCGGAAGCCGTGCGCCAGTTGGCCAAGACCTTGGAGTTAACGGTATTCGACGAGCGCCAGGGCATCAAGTCTGTGCAGGAAAAGGCGATGAAGATGGCCCGCGAGTGGCACCAGCATGAAATGAAGTTGCTGTTTGGCAAGCTGAAAACCATGCCATCGGTGCGCGAGCAGGTAACGAATCAGGCGCAGAAATGGGACGCAGAGCAACCAGATCGCGCAGCCGCTGCGGTTCTGCTGCATTGGCTCGATGCCGTTTGCCATCCGTGCAGCGGGTTGAAGTTCCTGCAGATTGCCGACACGCCAAGCCTAAGCGCCAAGATGTGCCGGGCTTGCGATGGGACGGGTAAATCCCGAGTGCCATATGGCGACTTCGGCAAGCGTTTGGAAAACTGGATGAATCGGTGTGTAGCCGAGTCACGTATCAATATGAGCAAGTCGCTCAAGCAATCAATGGGGCGTGTATGAAGTTTCGTTATTCCTCCGGGCACGGAGAAAAGTTAGTGCGCGTCATGTCGTCAGACTGGATCGAGCTTGCCTATTTCGTTATTGGCATCCAAGGTCTTCAGTTCATGATTTCGTTTCCTTCTGACTGGCATGAGCAACGAAGGGGGTGGATCAGAATTGGTCTTGGATTCATCAAGATTTGCGTGTCGTTCCCATGGAAATGGGTTGTCCCTGACGAGGGCCAGTGTGCAGGACCGGAATACGGATTTCAATTCTCCGGCGATCTTTTGTGGATTCGGTACGGGAAAGACAAAGGTAGGCGAACTGACCCGCACAAAGCCATTTATATGCCTTGGGCATGGGATCACAAAGAGCACACGATTCATTCTGCCCGCGAGGAACATCCGTACAGGTATGCCTTGAAATCTGGCGAAGTGCAGGAGAGAACCGCAACCATCCGTGTTGAGTCAAGACGCTGGGAGCGGTATTGGTATCCGCGCAAGTTGGTCAAAAAGACCATTGATGTGCAATTCAATGATGAAGTTGGCGAACGGTCTGGAAGTTGGAAGGGTGGAACTATCGGGTGTAGCTATGACATGCTGCCCGGTGAAACCGCTTTGCAAACACTGCGCCGGATGGAAGCGGAGCGTAAGCTATGACCCCAATCCAAGCCCTACAGGACTACCACGACAGGCTGCGCAACGCAGGTAAGATCATCCAGGCCGCTACAGTGCAATCTTGCATTGCGATCATTAAGCGCTTGGAGAAAAAAGAGTCTGCCCATAAAATAGAGGCAGCTATTTTGCAACCTGGGCAGGTCTAAAAATAGCGCATCCCGGCTGAAAGCGCCGGGGCTTTACTTTTGCAAAATAATTCTTGCAAACCTATTGACAACCCATATAATCCGCGCCAGAGAAGGCAGAAACTGCTTAGTTTCTCGCACTCGGAATCTCAGTTGAACAGCGTGAACCCCAGCGTTTAGCAGGTTCACGGGCGCTCGATGGGATTGCTTTCTCTGAAATATGCCTCCCATGCGGAGGCTTTTTTGTTTCCCACGGGCGCATCGCTCTAATCGTCGTCACATCGTTGCAACACTGCGATAGATGCCCGTGACCCTTCCTAAATCCTGCACACGCTCGACTCACAAGCTGCCAAGGCTTGAATGGGAAGGAAAGCAGGCGTTAGCCAGGCCAGCGCAATAGCCTGGCCGCGAGCATGCGCCGGGGATCAACGCTGAACCTCCCGGCTACCCCGGCGCTACTCGCCCTGTAAAGATTGTCTCCTGGTGGGGCCATCCCGCCATTGCCCGGTTCGTCCGGGATTTTTTATTTGAGCCACCCATTAAACTAGCACTTCGACGACAAGCCGAAAAGAACGCTAGTTCGTGGGCAAGGTTCGCCTGCTGGTGCATCAAAGCCCGTTTGGTTTCCGTCTATTGCCACGGCGCGATAGTGATTGGAAACATGGTGTATGAGTCAACCGCCAAGGGTCTGCACAGTTCCACATTTGTCGAGGACGATTGGGATCTGTTTGACTTGGGCAATGAGCGCGATCTGGCTGCGTTGAATTTGTTTGAGCAGCACATGGGCGCTGGTTACGACTGGTTCAGCCTGCTTGCTTTTGCGCTGCCGTGGCCCGCCAGGGATGCGCGGCGCTTTTACTGTTTTGAGTGGTGCCACTTGGCTATCACAGGTGGGAACCCCGGATCGAGGGTAACGCCGGAAACGCTATTGATTGAGATTCGAGGGAAATCGTGATGCCGCCAAATCAAAGGAAAACAGACTCGTCAGGATGGAGTTGGTTCAATGAAAAAGTACTCCCTCCACTGATCGTCGCTCTTTGCTTGGCTGTTTCAGGTGCCCTTTGGGCGACATATAACGCGGTGCAGCAGATCACCGGGACGGTAGCCCAGCATGAGCGCGATATCAGCAGCATCAAAGCCGAGCAAGCGGCGATGCGGGCAAATCTGGTGTCCCGCGAGGAATTGGGTGGTCTTTTGAAACGTATTGAACTGGTGCTTGATAACCTGCTACTGAGGGCAGGCGTCAAGACCGCACCGATACGACTGGTTCCGAAAGAGTAACCATGCTGCGCACTGACCAGTACCCTGATGCCAGTTTGAATTGGCCGATCCCCTATGCCGATGTGCTGGGGATCGCAAAGGATGAGGGGCTGGAGCTTGTCGCATACAAATGCCCCGCTGGCGTGTGGACGAACGGCTACGGCGAGACTGAGGGCGTTTACCCAGGCCAAAAGATAAGCAAGCAAACTGCCGAGCAGTGGCTTTTGCGAGGCATTACCGCCCGAGTTGAGCGCATCAAGAACAAATGCACTGTCCCGCCGACTGATAACCAGCTTGGCGCGATGGTGAGTTTTGCCTACAACTGCGGAGAAGGTGCGCTGGACAAGCGGATTCTCCCGCTGCACAACCAAGGCAGAACAGAAGCCGCAGCCCGAGCCTTTGGCCTGTACAACAAGTGCAGGAACCCAAAGACTGGAAAGCTGGAAGAAAACGCCGGATTGACCGCCCGCCGCGCCCGTGAGTCTGCCAAGTACCTGACGCCCGATGAAGGATCGCGCCAAGCGTCAATGCCTCAAGCCGTGGCTGCTGAATCATCCTTGGCCGCAAGCCCTATCAGCCAAAGCAGTGTTGCGACCGCCGCGACCGGTGCGCTTACCCTTGCGTCAACGATGAGTGACCAAGCAAGCGGTGTCGTGGACAAGCTGAAAGAGTTCGCTGAACTGTTTGGCTTTCACCCTGGCGTGCTGGTGGGCGGTGCCCTGCTGGTATTTGCTGGCGTGACTCTGTATCAACGCTGGAAGCAGCGTGACGGTGGATGGGCCTGATCGGTCTGGTGTCGCCCAGGTTGATCCTGGCGCTGATTGTCTCAATCCTCCTGGCCATCAGCCACGGTGCAGCCTACCGCGCAGGCGGTAAATCGGTGCAAGCCAAGTGGAATGTGGAAAAGCTCGATCTCGCAACGTCAGCAGCGAAGGCCTCAGAGGACGCCAGAGCGCGAGAGCAATCGCTGACCGCCAAGGTTTCAAAGATCAGGGGCGTAAAAGATGCTGAGATTGAAAAGCTGCGCACTGATCTTGACAGCGCTCTTGGCGAGTTGCGCCAACGTCCCGAACGTCCAGCAGATTATGTGCCCCAAGATGCCGCCGCTGGACAGCGAACCAACTGCAGCGCAGACCAGCTTTACCGAGAGGACGCAGAAAGTCTTACGCGGATCGCTGGAGACGCCGAACAAGTACGCATTGCCTACCGGCAGTGCAAAGCTCAGTACGACACAGCCGCCGAAGCCTTGAAGTAAGGAACCCATGGACGCCGAAATCAAGCAATTCATCGACTGGCAAGCCGAGAACCCTAACACCTTCGGATTTGGGACCATTGGCCAGGCTTGGGCACGCTCAGGCCGCGAAAAGTACGGCGCTCAAAACATTGACATGGCCAAGCAGGAAATCGCCCGCCATGCTGCCCGCCAGACCATGCGCATTGAAGCCGGCGTAGAAGAAAACCCCGCGCCGTGGGCTACTCCTGTAGCGCAAGACGCACCAAAAGATAACCCCGGCCCGTTTGTGGTTGGTTGAAGAAAGACCCTATGGCACTCCCACAAGCCCCCATGGCCCCAGCGATGGAGCCCGCCGCACCTGTTGATGACGGCTCTTACACGATATGCATCAGCGTCAAAGGCGACGGCACGATGTTCGTCAGCGAAGAAATGGGCGCAGAGGAAGATCAGGGCGAGCCAGTGACCGACATTGACGCAGCATTGGCGAAAGCCATGGCCATGTACCAAGCCAAATCAGGCGATCAGGCCGGGAAAATGTCCGTTGAGCAGGCTTTCTCCGCTGGTTTCAACGAGGGACGCCCAGCATGACGGTGGTAACAATCTCAAAAAAAGCAGTAGGGCGCCCAACACTCTACTGCGAAGCCTTGGCAGAGAAGATATGCACTTTGCTGGCAGACAAGTTCAGCATGCGCCAGATTTGCATAAGAGATGACATGCCAGACCGTGCGACTGTGCAGCGCTGGATGGCAGACAAGCCAGATTTTGCGGCCAAGTGCGCGTGCGCGCGCGAGGAGCAGGCTGATTACATCGTTGAAGACTGCGTTGATATTGAAGAAAGGACTATCTCAGGCAAGATCAATCCTGCTGCTGCCCGCGCTGTGTTGGCGTCAAAGCAGTGGCGAGCCTCCAAGCTTGCCCCCAAGAAATACGGCGACAAGATCGCTGTTGGTGGCGCTGATGATCTGCCAGAAATCAAGAGTGTTCACAGCCTTTCGACTGAGGCTCTTTTGGCTATCGCGGCAAAGGCAAGTTGATTACCCCTGCCCAAGCAGCAGCCGAAGTGCTGCGCCGCCAGTTCGGGCGGAATAGCCTTGTTGAGTTTGCCCAGTCAATTGATGTGCCTGGAAAGCCGGTATCAGACGACCCGGACGAATGGATATTCAAGACCGTTGAGTCGTTAGTCGCTGCGCATCATGTTTTGCTGATGGACACGCTAGACCGCGTGCTGACAGGAGAGATTCAGAACCTGATGGTGTTTATGCCGCCAGGGTCTGCGAAATCCAGCTATTGCAGCGTCGTTTTCCCGACCTACGCGATGGGCAAAGTGCCAGGCACTCGGGTTATTTTGGGTAGCTACGCATCTGCAATTGCGTGGAAGCAATCGCGCCGGAGTCGGCAGATAGCAAAGTCGGAGAAGTTCCGGCCAATCTTCAATTGTGGATTGGTTCATGGGAATCAGTCAGTTGAAGAGTGGGGAATGGATAACGGTTCCGGAGACTTTGCGGGCGGGATTCTCGCAGGCAGGACGGGAAATCGAGCATCCTTCCTGATTGTCGATGACCCGGTTTCCGGCAGAGAGGATGCAGAGAGCGAGACGATCCGCGCCAAGACACGAGGCGCGTATGAAGATGATTTGATGACCCGGTTAATTCCGGGTGGGAAGCAGATCATTGTTCAGACCCGCTGGCATGAAGATGATTTGTCAGGCGCTATCCTGCCCGAGGGATGGGGCGGCAAAAGCGGGTTCATGGACTGCAGGGATGGGCAGAAGTGGTACGTGCTGTGCTTGCCTGCAATTTGCGATAGGGCGGATGACCCACTTGGCAGAAAGATTGGCGATCCGCTGTGGCCAGAATGGTTTTCAACCAGTCATTTCGACAAGTTCCGTGGAAATGCCCGAACATGGTCCGCGCTGTTTCAGCAAAAGCCCAGGCCATCAGAGGGCGCAGAGTTCCGCTTGACGTGGGTTCAGCGATACCTGAGTGCGCCAAGAACGCTGAACAAGATCATCCTGGCAGACCCATCTAGCGGCAAGAGGAAAGACGCAGGGGACTACTCCTGTTTTTGGGTTATCGGCATGGGCGGGATAGCGATCCATGTTTAAGGTCAATGGAGGGACCATGCTTCAAAACTTGTTGGACTTAATTCTGTTTTTGCTTGCTCGAATAACTTGTAGATTCCAGTGAACGTGTAGCCCACTCACATTCACGCCATGCAGCGGGACGATGTGATCGACCTCATGCGGTATGCCTGTTTTTTGCGTCATTCGAGTGCACTCCTCATAGATACGTTTAATTTCCTTGCGATTCGCCCATGCTGGGCACGCCTGCTCTATTCCTGCCCTGCGTGCCGCGCTATCAGCTAGTGACTGGGTGTGGTGCTTAAAGCATTTGCTGGTTGGCTGTGAGTGATAAACATCCGTAGGCCAATGTCCATGCCCCCAAGCACCATGGCTCTTGCGAGCAGCCCGCCCGGCTTTTGATTTTTTGTAGATAGAGAGGCAATCTGGGCACGTTCTCATGCTGCAAGCCTTTCCATTCGCCTGACCTCCATCAGTTTTTGGCAAACAGCCATCAGCCCGCGCTTCATGTGCAAGTCATTGGCATCCATGCCAACTTCATCAGCCATGCACCAAGGAAAATTTGTTTGCTCTGCGCAGCGTTGCCCAGTGCCTGATGCATCGTTGTCAGCAAAGACAAAACCACGCTTAACCTGGGGGGCGATATGCACCATGTTTCCAGCGCTAAAGCAAACCAGCACAGAAGCCCGTAAACCCACACTGCGCAGCGCAGCCAGCACAGATAGACCAGTTGCATAGCCTTCGACCAGAAATGTCTCTGGCGCTGTTTTGTCGCCCATGCGGAAGATTGCACCCTTGGCCTTCATGCCTGGGTTCATCTTCTTTTGGTATTTACGGTCCGCTTCAATCCACTGAATCATCTGGACACCCTGCAAAGCATTTGTCAGCAGATTGCGCATAGGTATCAGCAAGACACCATCTTTGGACACCAGTCCTTGGGCATCCTTAAAACCCTTAATCGTCAGATACGAGTGCTCTCCTGGGGTTGCCTCGCGCAACATCACTGCGGCCCGTTCAGCGCCTTTCAGGTACTCGCGCTCTTGATTGACTTTCCCAGCTTGGCGCTTGGCCTTCCATGCGGCTTTCTCAGCATCAGTCCATGGCTTTGCGTTCTTGTCCTCGAACCATTGCACCTTGGCTTCTTGCGACCAGTTGAAAACCCAGCCGCGCTCTCCATCCCAAAAGTAAGCGCCAGCCGTGCCGCTTGGCTTGTCGGTAGTGCCGCACCGCTTAATCTTCTCGCTTGGATACAAGCGGGATGGATCAATCTCAATGCCGTGTGCTCTAGCAAAGTCAATAAAAGAGGTCACAGTAGCCTCCCGTTCTGCCGCGCCCAATCAATAGGGTCTTTTGCTTTTTTCTTTAGGTTGCATGTTGGGCAAAGTAGCTCAACATTTTTCTGGACATTCAATCCACCTTTAGATACAGGAACAATGTGATCTAAATGCTTGCCTGCTTCAATTAGATCAACATGACAATTAGCACATCGACCCTTTTGTAGCTTCATAAGAGTGCTAATGACATTGGATGGCAAAACTCCACCAAACAAAACCTTAGCCCGTCGATTGTTCTGTACGACTAACCTTTCCTCTCGGTGTGTCCTTCGGTACTCAGCGATACGCTCGGCATTGTTTTTCCGATATTGTTTTTGATACTCCGCTTCTCTTTCTGGATTCGTGTTTCGTCTTTCTGCATTAGCCAACATGCATTTTTCTTTGTTAGCCAAAAAGTACGCTGATGAATTCTGACGATGGCGTTCGGTGTTCTCTTTTCTCCAAACCCTATTCGATTCGAGTGATTTTTCTCGGTTCTCCCAGTACCACTGTTTAGCGCGAAGCCTTGCGGCCTCTTTTTGGGCATCTGTCAAAATTCTTTCCTTACGCATTTTTTCTACCCTTTGCGTAAGCAATGTTTTTTTGACGGATTTTGTTCAGTACATTGCGTGTAATTGGTTCCCCATGACTAGAGCCAACAAGCCATCCTGATTGCGGCCATTTACCAGTCATGTCTTTGAATAGATGTGCTGCGCGTCCTTGTTGTTTTTCAGGCGATGAATTGGCTTTTACATACGAAACAAGCTGGCCCCACAAATGACGGTGATCGTCGGCAAGCTTCTTTTTGCCGAGCATCACTTCCTGCATTTCACCTGGGACCGCTTCAACTAGCGCTGTGTCTTGCTTTTCAAACCCGCATGACATACAACGCTTGTGAAATGGCTTGTAACCACATGAAGGGCATCCCTTCAGTTCCTTTTGCTCGTCATCACGGCGTATCTTCTTGTCCAACTTCTCACCCATGTCCAGGGCGTCAAGTCCATCAAAGAAGATTTCGCTGTAATCCTCTGCAAAACGTTGAATGTTCCCAGAGTGGTCAAGCAACAGGCAATCAAGCTTTCCAGTCTCGGGGGATGACCGAAGACCACGTCCCCACATTTGAATGGCCGTTGATAGCGACTTACGCAATGGGCGGCAATCAACAACGCACCCAACATCAGGAACATCAAATCCCTTTGCCAATGCCTCTACGCTGATCAAGACTCGCAGTGTTGAATCGCGCTTGCTGTACTCTTTCAAAAGTAGCTCGCGCTCAGGGGCTGTTGTCTCGCTCGTAAACACTGCAGCCATAACGCCAGCGTCCAAAAACTGTTTTGCCATTTCCTGGCAGTGCTTGATCGTTGCGCCAAAAACGATGGTCTTCCGGTTTTCTCCGAACTTGATCCATTCTGTTACTACATCGCCAATGATTTCCATGCCACGGGCTTCGGCTGCGGCATCGGTCCATTCCCCGCCAGCCGTAGCAGCCCCGGTCATATCTGCACGCTTGCATGAAAAAACACGCATCGGCACCAGCACACCTGATTTAGTCAGTTCGTGCATCGTGGTTGCATTGATCAAATTACTAAACAACTTGCCAAGCCCTGCACTGAATGGGGTTGCAGATAGCCCAATGCAAGCGGCTTTTGTTTGCATGATGAAGTCGGTCCACACCTTCAATTGGGTATGCGCTTCATCAATAATGATCACATCCGACTGAGGCCAGTATTCACGCTTTGCAAGAGTCTGGGCACTGGCTATTTGCAGCAGCATGTCTGTGTTTCTGCGCCAGTGGTTTGCTTGAACAATCCCATGTGCTGCAAGCCCATAGCCATCAGCAGCTTTGCTAGTCTGGTTTATCAGCGTAGTACGGTCACAAACAAAAGTCGCACGCTTACCCTTCAATAGGGCTTCATGCGCAATACGCAAGCCAAGATACGACTTACCTGCGCCCGTTGGTGCCATGATCAACTGGTTCTTGTGCCCTTCTTTGAAGCCTTGGCGAAGCGCTTCATGCGCAGTCACTTGGAACGGCCTGGGCGTGGGGAATGTTGCGCTCGCATAGTTCGGCGCATCATCCTGAAACAGTCGTGACATGACGGCGCTCATTACGCTGCCACCCGCTGTGCGCGTTCCATTGCTGCGATCTGCCTGTCGCGCTTTTTGACCAAAGCAATAGCCTCATTGCATTTGTTCATGTAGCCATCTCGGCTAATGCGCATTTGCGCTAATTCGGCATTCAAGCGCTTGATTTCTGTGTAAGCGGTGGCTAGCTTGTCATCAGAATCCAGAAGCTTCTCAATTGCTTCGCGGTCTGCCTGCTCAGCCATTGCAAGCGATGCCATTTCATCAGCATCTGGAGCGCCATCGTCTTCCGGTGCAATTGCTGGAGCCGCCTTTGGAGACACTTGCTCGTGTGCTTTTGGTAGGCTGATTTCGCCGTGAGCAACACGCTTGGCCAAATCTGGGTCAACCTTGGCCACCTTATCGGCCATGCGTTGGGTCTTATCACTTGCGCCGGACTGCGGTTGACGTGATGCTACGGTATCTAATCCGGTAACGTTACCGGATTTGGGTTTCCCGACTGTTTGTGCTGTCGCCCAATCCTGTGCACTGGCAACGATTGCCGCTTGCTGACCTGAACTCATGTGGCGGCGATGCAGATTTGCCGAAAGAACAAAAGCAACAACACTCGATCCATCAAAGGCAGTTGTCAATGGCTCAATACCAAGATCAAGACAGGCGCGGTAACGGTTCCCACCATCAAGAATCATCCCGTTATGGATGACGATTGGTTGATTCAATCCATTGGTTGAAATGTCAAACTTCAGCGCTTCAAATTCAGCCCCAGACATACGGGGGAACAGAGTGCAAAGGGGGTGCAGTTCGTAGGTCATTTTCCGTGTGCAGGTTTGTGTTGGTCGTATGAATCAACCCACTTGGCGCTAGACCAAGAGCGATGAATCAGCAGGTACTTGATGAAGCGGATAACTCGCATTAGCCAGCCACCTTTGTCAGTTTTTCCTGCTTAGCACGCGATGCCTCTGGATGTGGGTCAATGCTGATAGCGCCTGGCTGTGGCTCATATGCGCGAAGTCCGAGAAAGTCGCGGACCTTGGATAGATCAACGCGCTTGTTAGTGGCTTTGTGCTCGTTCTTTGTAGCGCGTGGCGCTGCTTGCCAGTTAAAGGCGTTCATTGCTTTTGCTCCTTTAGTTGGGTTTGAAATGCTTTTGTCCAGACTCGGATAAGTGCTGGTGTTGTGTGCGGGCAGTCAACGGAATAGCCGTTAGATGCATCAACCGCATCGCGCTGTGCTTGTCTGCGAATTCGCAGCCCAGGGCTTTTTGTGCTGTGTATTTCATGCGGCCAACCTGTCTGCCTGCATCTCTTCAAAGATGGTCAGGCGCGAAGCCTTAGCTATCCACTGGCTAACTAGCGTGTTCCCGCATGCGCTCTCAAATGCCGCAATAAAATTGGCAGGCAGATCGCGCCGGGTTGGGTTGTTGTCAGGGTTGAAATAGTCAGAGACATGCTGCGGGCACAATCCAGCAACCTCGCACAAGCCGCGCCGTGTCATGCCTTTGATGCGCAGATACTCCCAGCACATGCGAACGGCATCGCGGTAAGTGGCGCACATATCAACCAAGTGATGCGGCGCTACTGATGGGCCATCCAAGCGGCCTAAAAGGCGTAATTCCTGCTGCATGTTTTCCACCTGATAGTTAAATGTCATGGCTGCACCCGTTGGCTAACCAGTTCAACGAAGTGCAAAATTTTTTCCATGACGAACTCAAACCTTTTCCGAAAAAACCCCCCCGCCATTGCTAGCGGAGGGGTAAGCCGTGCTTTGCTTTTGGTCGTCCGAAGGAGTAGCGGACAAGCTAGGCACGGGAGGGAGGAAAGGTTTGAACAGCCCGCATGTGTTTGGGTTAACAAGGAGAGGCGCGTATTTGCTCTCTGTTTGTGCGTAGGCGCATTTGGGGGCTTTGACGCAGCCAAGGCCGGCGCATTGGAATGCTGTGGCGCTCATTTAGGCGGCTTTCTTTGGTGCTTTGAGGTCAGGCCAGATCAGCCAGAAGTCATTAGGGCGAAGCTCTTGCCGGGTTACTGCGCCTTTTGTGGCAACACAAATGCGATTGCAAAATTCGACGGGGACGCCGCGCTTTTTCCAGTTGGTAAGCACCTGCTGGCTGACTTTCAGCCTTTGAGAAATGACAGCCCGTACACCTGGGCGATCAAATGGGTGAATTTGTGACATGTGCCCATCATACACTTTTTGTGTACCGGGTCAACTATTTGTTTATTGACGCCGTCAAACTAACGTCATGAATATTTGGGAACGCATAGACCATGAACTAAGGCGCAAGAAATCAGCTAAAGATTGATATATCACCCAAAGGCCCCCCTTCCCCACTGAGGGAATAGGAGAGGTATCACCACCCTAACGGGTACTTCGATGATATGGAACGGCTCCCATATCCCCTAGGCGTCGAAGTGCAGGCCAGCCCAACAGATCGTTAGCGGGTAGTTGCCCGGTGCATTGCTGCGCGTCTGTCTCACGGTAGATGGGTGCGGCCCCATGTGCGGCCCATTAGCTTGGTCAATACGCGCCCTGACGCCGAAAAGCAAAAAAGGCCTGTGGTTCCTGCTTTCCACGGTGCGACGTGTGCCGATTTAACGGCTGAAAGCAGAAGCCACAGGCCTCTAGTTCCGATTGTCTCACGTCGCACCGTTTGACAAAACTGATTTTAACACCAGCAATGTGTTTTTTTACAGATTAGGGTTTGCGATAGTAAATATTTTGTTACTGGAATACACTTTTTGTTGACTTGGTACACATTCCGTGTATCATTACTCCCATGCCGCAAACAGCGGAAGGAGCAAAGCAAATGACGAAAAAGTATGAATTTGTACCAGGCGACGAAATCACCATCGCACCTGGCCGAACTGTTAAACGAATCCGCGCATTAGTGGCTATCACCGCTATTGGCGTAGCTGTTGGCGATGTTGGCGGCTATGTGGAGAGCGAGAAAAACCTTTCTCAGGTCTCTGGCAATG